CGCCTCGCATGAGCGACGTCATCGAAGCAGTATCCATCATCTCAGTCGGAGAGGCCAAGGGCCACGGACTCTACGTGGACGCGCAAACATTGCGCGAAGTTAAGGCATGCGCGGAAACCTACGCTGGCGGCGTCAAAGTCAATCTCGACCACGGTGCGGGAATCAAAGACATCATCGGATTTGTCGATAACTTTCGCATCGTCGGAGAAAAACTCCTCGGAGATTTGAACCTTCTGCAAAACGCAGACCGGCGAGCCTACGTCTTGGAAATTGCCGAGAAGCTTCCCGACACATTCGGCATCTCGATTGCATTCAGCGGGCCAGTGCGGGACATCGGCGGCAAGAGTTTTGCATCGTGCGAGGAACTTTACTCCGCCGATTTGGTGCAGACACCCGCAGCGAATCCCACCGGCCTCTTCAGCTTCGAAGCCAAGTCAGTTGACAAAATTTCCAAGCAAATGGAAGACACACCCGAAATCGAAATCGAACCCAAGGAAGACGAAGTGAGCATTGCCGACATCGTCTCCCGTCTCAGCGCCCTTGAATCCGCCTTTGGCGATTACAAGAAGGCAATGGAAGCCGCTCCCGAAGAGCCAAAGGACGAGCCTATGAAGGACTCCGAAATGTCCAAGCTCGAAGCCAAACTTGACACCATCATTTCCAACTTTGGCGCAGCTCCCATGAAGGCATCCGCTGCCGCCGAAGTTCCTGCCGAAGTCAAATTTGATTTGAAAAATTTGATCGAAACAAAAACCGCAGAACTCGGCTCCAAGACTGCCGCGATTAAATTTGCGATGTCGAATTACCCCGCTGAATACATCGCCCTCCGCGACTCCAATCAACTCCACAACCTCTAATCACTACTTATCATGGCAACCCAAAATGACATCTCATTCCGCTCGTTCACATTCGCGACCGCGCTCTCAGGTAACACGCTCGTCCGTTGCTCAGGCGACAACGCAGCCGCCGCACTCGTAACCGCCTCCGAAGTTATCGGCGTCCTTCAAGACGACGTGGCAGCCGCTGGCGTTGGCGAAGTGAAACTCTTCAAGGCAACTCAATTCGGAATCGTTTCGCCCGGTCCTGTTACCGCTGGCAATTCGGTTTTCGCCACAACCGGCGGCGTGATTGTCGGAACGCTCGTCACATCTGGCGTGACTCTCGGAACCGCAATCAATTCCGGCGTAACCGGCGACATCATCGAGTTCGCAGTTCGCCTCTAAGCACCTGACCGAAACACTCAACTAACCAACTACCATGTCACTCACCACCACCACAATTCGCGGAGACATCGCACAGGCCGTTTACGAGGGCCGCTCGAACAAGCAAAACCTCTTCATCGGCGCCGAAGTCATGCCGATCTACGTTGCAGACGTTCGCTCTGGCGAATATCTGAAAATCAACCTGGGCGCATCTGAGGCACTTAACGACGACGCGACCAAGATCGCCGCTGGATCTGCATATCCTCGCGTTGGCCGCAAGTTCACATCCGATACATTCGCCACTACCGAGTACGGTCTGGAGGAAGTCCTCCCCGACGCAACTCAGCGCGACCTCGCCCGATTCTTGGACGTTGAGGTTGCCGTTGCCGACATGCTTCTCAGCCAGATTCAAATTGGCCACGAGCTTCGTGTTGCCTCGCTCACCTACGCAGCGAACGGCCTCACAGCCATCTCCGCAGCCGGTGCAACCGCCGCCTACACCGAAGCCAACATCACAACCTTCGATCTCGCAGCCGACGTTGCNGCTGGCAAGCTGGAACTCGCCAAGTATGGCGTGCTTCCTAACACGCTCGTCATGTCCGCAGTGCTGTTCGAGCGCGTCCGCCGCTCGACCAAGGTCCAGAATCAAATGTTCGGCGTAGTCGCCACCAACTCCACCCGCCTCCTCTCCGAGCAAGAAGTTGCTCAGGCAGTCGGTGTTGAGAAGGTCCTCGTTGGCCGCGCTCCTCGCAACACTGCCAAGAAGGGTCAAACTTACTCAGGCGGATTCGTCTGGGGTGACAGCTACCTTGCACTCGCCAACACAGTTGGCGGTGAGTTCGCAGCCGGTGGATTCGGCCGCACGATCCTCTGGGGCGCTGATTCTCCAGTGCCATTCGTCTCCGAGACCTACCGCGACGAAACCCGCCGCTCGAACATCCTCCGCGTGCGCCAGCACGTATCCGAGAAGATTGTTGACGGCTCCTCGATCATCCGCATCACGACCGGCCTGTAAAAGATCACGGTTCGACATCAAACCCGCTCTCACAAGGAGCGGGTTTTTTGTTGCCCTTTTGACATCGCGCCCCGTGCAGAAACATGAACCAAAAAAAACGCCTTGTCGCAGGCTTAATTTGCGGCAACGAAGCCGAGCGCATCGATCGATGCGTTCGATCCCTGCAAAAAATATGCGATGATGTCGTTATCATCCGCGCCGTCGGAGCACTTGAACCCGACTCCACTCTTGACATTGCAAAGAGCCTAGGCTGTCACGTCGGCGAATATCGCAACTCACCACTCTGCCGCCATTGGCCGCACCTCGACGACTTCGCCGCCGCGCGGAATATGGCATTTGAAAAAGCCTACGACCTGACCGGCGAAGGCGGCTGGGTAATGTGGGCCGACTGTGATGACGTTCTCCATGACAACATGGTTGAGCCTACGCTNAAGGCGCTCCGAGACTGCCCGGCAGAGTGTGACTGGATACTCAGCGACTACGTTATCCCCGAGCAGCACAAGCGCGCGCCGCGCGAGCGATTCTTCCGCTACCGCACCGGATACTGGTGGAGGGCGGTGCATGAGAACGTCCACCCAACAAAGACAATCAAGATTTACATGCGGAGGGATCTCGAAATCCATCACATGCCGCCACTAGGCCAGCGCAAGAGCAACGAGCGCAACCAGCGAATCTTGGAATGGCAAGATCAATTCGCACCGCATTGGAAGTTTTATCTTCATTACGAAAAAATGATCACCGGCCAGCGTGACCTGTCTTTGCGCTACGGCGCGGAGGCCATCGCAATGAAGGATCTCGATCTTGTCCACAAGTACGAAACGCTGATGAACATGAGCAACATGACGGACGGAGAATCGTCGCTTCGCTTTGCTCAGGCCGCGCGCAAACTCGACCCCGCACGCCGCGAAGCCGTCGCGCTGGAAGCGTCCATTCTTCTCGACGAAGGCAAGCCGGTTGAGTCTCTCGCGCTTCTCGACGAAATGGAGAAAATCCCCGTCCCCGCATTCACGCAGTGGACGCATAAGGCCGAGTATTACGGCGTCAAAGCCAAGCGACTCCGCGCATGGGCGCTCAGGCTGGCAGGCCGGAAGGAAGAGGCATTCAANNTNGAAATGCAGGTTCTCAACGCCGCACCGCGCCCGCGCATCTCACTGCTTCACGCTACGCGCGGAAGGCCATTGCAAGCCGTCCAGAACATGAACCTATGGCTATCACGCGCAAACAAGCCGGAGCGCGTAGAACACATCTTTGCGGTCGATTCAGACGACGCCTCCGCAGCCGTCCTGCAACGCTTCTGCGGGGTATGCCAAGAGACGGACGGCGGATCAGTCGGAGCGTGGAATCTGGCTGCCAGTGTGAGCACCGGCGATATCCTCGTGCAATTCTCAGACGACTTCGAATGTCCACCCGGCTGGGACGACATGCTTGAAAGCCGCTTAAACATCAACGCCGAGAAGGTTCTCCGCATATCAGACGGATACCGCACTGACGAACTCTTGCCGATGGCAATTTGCACACGGAAATTTTATGAAAAGCAAGGACTCTTCGACCCCGATTTCAAAAATCAATTCTCGGACGCAGAGTTCACCATTCGTGCCGAGAAAGCAGGCGCGATTGTTGACGCTCGTGACGTTGTTTTCGTTCATCACCATCCGGCTTTTGAGCAAATCCCCATTGACGCCACGCATGCACGGTGTAACGATCCAATCGAACGCGAACGCGCAAAGAAAATCTTTGAAACACTAACCAAAAAATGAAAAAAAAATTCTGGATTATTGACCTTGAAAATATGGGGGGGGCATTCCAACAGGCTCGCGGACCCTTTAAATCCGTTGCTGAAGCCGAAGAGCTACTAAGGCAAGAGGCCATGGAATCATTTCAGGATTTTAACGAGCCGGAGAACATTGGCGAAAACCTCAACTGGGCGCATCCTGTTTTGATCGTCGAAGAAAAAAAGAAAATCCAACAAGTCCCTGTTGTAAAATTTGAAATCAAATTAAAAACTTTATGAAAGAAATCAGCCTACTACACGCAACCCGAAACACACCTAAACGAGCCCTTGCCACGAAAAAAACATGGCTTGAGCGAGCAACGAATCCCGAGAACATAGAACACATTTTTGGTATTCAGAGAGACGATAGAGAGTCGCATTTGCAATTCGGCAATGCCGCCCTCAGCGTCCCGCCGCCTGACTGGGCATCCTCAAGCGTTGCAAACTGGAACGCTGCTGCCGCCAATTCAACCGGCGACAT